TATCGACACGATTTAGTGGAGTCGCTGGAGGGGTTTGCCCGCTTGGTCCCAATGGAACTGGCGCTGTCGGCAATCTTTCATAGCGCGCCATACGTAAAGTTCTACCACCCTTAGCCGGTAAGCGTTTTGGTAGTGCACCTAATTTGTGAATAAGGTTCGGTGTTCTGACCGATAAAAGCACGTCATCAAAAGTTTGTTGAACCGGAGCAGGGAGGGTTGTGGTAGTAGTTATCATACACACACTCCTAAAATACGGAGACACATAGTTTGTTTATTACTATGAGTTTGACGAGAACTCGTTTCGTCGCGGAGTGGCGAGCTCCATTTCGCCGAAATGATATGCAATTAGCGAGATTGCGTTTCGCTAGTTGATAGTATAGTAGGAGTTTGGGTAAAAAAACAATAGTTATAAGTTACCTAGTAGTTTCGAAAGATAAAGGTCAATTTACAGGGATGGGATCCAGTTTGAAATTCCTTTCCTGGATCCCATATAATAGATTAATGGAAATAGGGCGACCATTAATCTATTAACCGTTACGTGACCATTCAAGTGATTGTTTCAGCACTGCATCGCGCTGAGCATCAGTGAGTATACGTCTATCATATTCACCAACACGGGACAATGGTGTCTCTCCCGATTGTGGTGAAGCGTTAGAAGAAGAGCGTGGTTTAGATTTGTTATCTTCAACACGTTTATCAATAGCTGCATATTGATTATTAAGAATACCGCTATGTTTAATCAATTCATATGCAGAATGGCCGCGATCATATATATCCTGATTAGCAAGAATAGTTCTATAAAGTGATGGCTTTTCTTGAGCTAATTTTTCTAATGTATCTTTATTTACAACGCTTTCAAAGTCGTTGAATTGATTTTTAAGCTGCATAATAGCATATGTTTCATTAGACTTTTGTATATATTGTTCTAGTTGTTCTTTAGTCTTTTTATTGTCTTGCTTAAGATTTTTAATGTATTTCTTGAGATGCTTGCCTTCAATATAAGTATCATCACTTATGTCAAAGTCATCTTCTTCAACCAATTGCATCTTATTTTGCTGTTGTTGGGCAAGATTTGCTTGTAGCATACGCTCTAATTCGCGTTCTCTTTTTTCAGAAGCTTCTGCTCTTTCCCTCAAAGCACGAAGACTTTCCTGCTTGGACGCTTCCCAGTCAGAATTTTTCTGTACTTCTTGCTCTTGTTCAGGTGCTTGTTGCTCAACAACTTGGTTTAGTTCATCATTCATGCGTTCTCCTCCTTAGTAATCCTGATAACTGCATCTATTTTTTCGCCATTTTCTTTCTTAACCCATTCAAGTAACTCGCCACTTTCCATAAGAATAACAAACTTAGCCAAATCAGAAGTTTCCTTATCATTTAAATACTTTGTTTGATTGTTTATTATATGATAATACAAAATCGCATCAGGAATCGACCATAAAAAGTCTAAATCTCCCGTGAAAGATCTATATTTCCATACTGACTGTTTGTAGACAGGCGTTGGGCATGATTTTCGTGCTAAACACGTGATCTTTGGATGCCTTAAAACACGATCATTAGTCGTGATAAGAACGATATAAAAATCTTTTCCCTTATACGCGTCCTTATCTTTGGCTTGATTTGCTGTATCGCGAATAGTGTTGATAATAGATGGTTCAATCGCACGACGATACTCAATAATATCAGCATCGAGCGTATTCTGTTGTGAATCATGCTCAAGAATTACTTGACCAGCTAATTTGTTTTCTTCCATTCACTTCCTTTTTAGCGATTGATCATATATATATAACACAGAATAGTAATAAATTCTCTACTTAAAAGGATTTATATGAAAAAAGTTCTATTACTCATGGTATTTGCTCTATCCACTTTCGCAATGGACCTATTAGAATGTCGCGTTGAACGTAATTCATTCATTGTAATGCAGCAATTAGAACCATTGGAACTTTATCATATGAATAATAGATTCTTTATACTTAAAAACGAAAAAATGTCTTACATTCGTGGATGTTGTACTGACCCTTTAATCCGAAATCTTACCCCCGAAGAACTACTAAGTTTCAAAAAAAGAGGTTATTTGATTGTTGATCGAACTAATTATGGTGAATTTTCAATCAGTGCTCGGTTATATTAAACGGTTGTTATTTGTTGTATATGTATAAATCGCAACAAAAATAATGTAAACGTTCCGATTCCATGAAAAAATCATTGTTGCATTCCACTCTCTAAACAACCAATCGTGTTGTTTAATGAACCATTTTGTTTACACATTGCATAATATATGCTATTATTTTATAAAGTTATTACACAACAGAAATTTTTAGGAGGACGCGTATTATGTTCTAACCACAACATGATTTAACCACACCGTTTTTAAAGTTCACGTAATATATTTTATTTAATAGGGATTTCATGAAGAAGATTTTAAGTTTATTGTTTCTCACATCGTCTATGTTTTCTATGCAATTGGACCTCGTCAATACTGATACAAGAGCTCAAAGGTTCCAAGAGAAACTATATAAGCAAGACTTTCTCAAGACACATGATCTACACAAGGTAGAAGCTTCAGTTATAGTTCCTGAACGTCTAGGATCAGCCAAACTTTATCATGGCGATAAAGGCTTCTACGTTCATCATGACAACAAAATGAAACGCATTCAAAAGTGTTTCACTGATAAAATGGTTCGTAATATAACACCAGAGCAATTACAAGCATTTGCACAAGTGGGATATTTTACTCTCAATAAAATGAGTGATGATGAATACTCATTACGAGCAAATGGTCGTGTTAATGGTGGTGGGCCTCTTTTTGGTGGGTTCATGTATTGGGCAACTAAATCTGTCTGTTATGGAGCGTTAGCAGCCGCTGGTAGTGCTGCTGTGATAGGAACTGGTGGGGCAATTGTAGGAGCAGTGGCCGGTACGGCTGCTCTTGGCGGTGCAGGGACGGCAGGAGCTCTTGCTCTAGCAGGTACTGCTACTTCGTCAACAGTTGTTGGAATTGCTGCAAGTACCACTATTGGTACATCAATAGTTACTACTGCTGGCGTTGGAATTGGTACCCTTGCTACCGCTGGTGCAGTAACAACAGGAGCTGGTGGTGTTGCAACAGTTCTTGGAGCAAGTGCTGGTGGTGCGGTTGTAACAAAAGCTGCAATGGTAGGAACAGGAGCGGTTCTTGCAAGTGGTGTTAAAGCTGGAGCTATTATAGGTGGGATAGAATGGTTATCTGTCACTGTTGGAACAGTATGTGGAATGGCGCCTACATTATAAAAGGTAATGATATATGCGATACAGAGATTATCTAAAAATATACATGGAATTTCTTGTATGGTTCTATTCTGGAATCATTGTTGCATGGAGTATCGCGTGTTATTTCAGATCGATGGATACCATTGAAATACCTATAGATGTTATTCCTAAAATTCTATCAACGAGTATTATTGTCTCCATTGGTCATTGGTATTTTGAATCGCGTAAATAAAACAATATCCCCCTTCGCTATGAGAGGGGGATATCTCTAGATCGATTGTGAAAGGAGTTGGCTTCCACAATCTCTATTTTTTTTTCTTAGCTTTACGAGCTTCACTTAAAGCAATGGCAACTGCTTGTTTCTGATTCTTAACTACTGGTCCCTTCTTAGAACCGCTGTGCAGTTCGCCTTCTTTCCACTCATGCATAACTTTTTTAATCTTTTTCTTTGCTTTGGGCATTTCTTTGTGCTTTTTACCATCACACTTCATGCATTTGTGACTACACTTTTTCATTATACACCTTTTATTTTACAATTACATGTTCGCGTTCTTGTTTTCTTTTTTTCAATTCAGGGTACTTCCTGTACACTTTGGCGCGTATCCCCTCTGGATTGGGAGCAAAATGAGCGCGTGCTAATGCATTTCGAGCTCGTGCCAATGAATTGATGGGAAACGAATATTTAGACGCACCACCAGATGCCCCGGCAAACTCTTTAGGTGAAACAGTTTTATACTTGCCAGCACTGGAAGATCCCTTTTTATGACGCATCGCTTCTTCTTTGCCGCGTCCTACTTTAACACCTTTGGCAACAGTTACGTCTTTTTTAGCCATAATTGTCCTTGAATTATTCTGATTTTTAACCAAGAATTCAATCCGTGATGTTTTGTTACGGACTGAAAACCAAGTGTAAAGCTTGTTTGTCGCTGGATAGTTTAAACGCAAAGTTCACTTTACACTTGATATATTATCTACTGACTGAGTGAAGAATCGCGGAACCATTCTTTTGCTTTTTCCGCAGACACTTGTCGTTGATTTTCTTGTTGTTTATCTTTAGGAGTTTTAAGTATCTTGTATGCGATCTCCATACATCTTTTATTAGGTCGTGGTGCTCCAGGCATGATAGCCTCCTACCATTTCTTAGGATCCATGATCTTACGGAAATCAGAGCTATCTTTATGCATCTGTTTTTGTACGCCTTCAAAAAGATCATCAACATAGCCCATATTTTCATTAGCAGATTTTGGCCAGTATTGATCTCTCACTTCACGTGGCATCAATGCAGGTGCAGACATGTCTTCATGAAATACAATTCCATGTTCCATGCGTGGTTTGCCCATGGTATCTTTCATGTACTCCCCCTTCATTGATTTATGATGTCTTTTTGCCATAGTGGCTCCTTTGTTAGAAACTGCGACATTACTCGCAAGGTATCCCTCTATCTAACCAATTCAGAACCATTCTGAAAGGGCTGAGGAGAATTTGTTTTTTCTTCTTTTACCGCCTCTTGCTGTTTGAGCATCTGTTGAATTGATATTATCTGTTGCAAGTGACCAATGTCTATATTTTCTATCTCTTTCATAGCTTTAACAAAGTTCAACAATGCCATGTTGTCATCAGCGACCGCTTTAGCGCGACGTTCTACACCAAGCGCTCTGTTCTCATCGATGCGGCTAAATCGTTCAGCACCAAGGCCCTGATCAGCCATAGTACGCGCTTGAGCCAATTGGGTACGAGCTTGAGCTTCTTGCAACTGAGATTGCATTTGCATCTGTTGTATTTGCTGCGCTTGTTCTTGCTGCTGTTGAATCTGCTGCATAACTTTGTCTTTATCTTGTATAGTCGCTGCATCAATAAGACTCGAATCAGGTATAGGAACACCAAGCTCTTTAAGTTGCATAAGTTGAGCAAACTGCAGTTGCTTTTGTGATTGGGTGTTAAAGCCTTCTTCAATCATGCAATGATATTTACCGAATGCTTTGTTATAGAATAATGGCGCAGGTTCTTCACCTTCAAGCAAACTTCTGATCTTGCCAGGCATATAGTTGTTCTGCACTATCTTCATTATCAATTCACCAAGCATGTTCTGTGAGAAATCGAGTCTATCAAATATTGGCTGTAAAGTGGTAAGCCCAGCTCCTTGACGTAAGGCGGATAGTATGCCCGCTTTATCATCAATCGCTGATCCCATAAGTTCTTCATTGATCCCTGATACCAAGTTCATCTCTTTAGAGAATGTATCCTGTAACTGGAAGAAGTATTGTGGAATATCAGGAGGAGAAATCTGTTGGATATCAGTCATTGCCGCTTCTTCCTTGAGTGGAATTATACGTCCTTGACCTGTTTGGTAGAGATGTTTAACGTCGATTACTGCATTTTCTTTGAATATCCATCCACTATTAACCACCGATTCCGCTGCATCAGCTGATAGAATCACGCGCCGATTGAATAAGATCTGTGGATCACGCAGTGAACGGCATATACCTTGAATTCTGCTATAGAAGTAAGGCATCATTGGGTTATAGTATCCCAACACTGGCACAAAAGGATAGGTATCAATGCTCAGTGGATTAGGACCGTCGTAAAATACTTTGTCCTGGATCATTATAGCAAGGCGCACTGTGGGAACGTTTTGTTCTATAACAGTAACTTGAGGATAATGCTCCAAGAATGTATCAATTTCTAAGTTATCTTGGTTTGTTATCTCAAACGTTTCACCAGTAACTTTATCAACCAGTAATTTTTGTTTGCGATAATCGCGATAATAATACTCATCGTAAGAAAGTCTGTTCTGTTGTGTCATACCAAAGCTTTCCGGCATGTATTGGAATCGGCCATCGCGGCCCGTTCCGGTTGGGTTACCAGGAAGCGCCATTATTTCGTCATAACGATCAGGCATTAATGCAGCTGCTGCAGTATGGGAAAGGTATGATCTCCTCCAAACAAAGGAACAATCAGACAGATCTGGCTTACGAAAATACGGATCTATAAAAAAGCTATTATATGAGCAGTTGTCTACTTTCAAATCACCTGAGATAGGATCTTTTGTGTAGTCCATGTAAACGTGAAGCAAATTCATACCAGTTATGCATGCCCCTTGATGGAACGCTTCTGATATGGTTTCGTAAATACCTTCACGTTTGTATATGTTGAGAAGTACTTTGGTGAATTGATCTGCTGTTTGTTGGTCACCATTTTCTAACGGTACGACAATAGTAGACTTTCTACTACGGCGTTGATGGCCAGAGACCATATTGCATAAAGGACGAACACGGTTAAAGTACCATGATCCTCTATTGTTATTGGGTAATGAAGTGTTGAGTTCGGCCATTAATGATGTGTCGCCCGCCTCAAGTCGTGTATCGATAGTAGCTTCGGTCCAATAGATCTGCCATATAGATTGATTAGCAGTATAATCAGAGTCTATTTTCTTCTTAATAGCACTGTAACCATCAGTCGTTATAGATTCAGGCGCCCGCATTAACATATTTATATCCTCTCACTTACACTCCTTCTATAGAGTATCAGAAAGAGTCTATAATTTTTTAATATCAATAACCAA